TCGTGATGTCACAGCATCTGCATACCAAGAGCAGGATCGAATTAATATGGATTTCGATGAACTGCAAGGGAACTTCTCTGCCTCAACCGTAGGTGGCGCTCGTAATCTTAATGAGACTGTAGGGGGTATGGCCCTTCTTGCGGGTAATACCAACATGATCACGGAGTTTGTTCTTAGAACATTCGCTGAGACGTGGGTAGAACCAGTATTAAAGCAGTTACTTAAATTGGAACAGTACTATGAAACTGACGAGCATGTTACAGCGCTCGCGGGTGAGGCTGGTGGAGTTGAAGGCGAGGCTGGTTCGATAGATTTTGGTCAAGACGAAGTTATGGATGAACTTCTAAAACAGGACGTTCTTCTCAAAGTTAACGTAGGAATGAATGCTACTGATCCTGTTGGAAGAGTACAGCAATTGCTATTTGGAGTAACCAGTGTAGGTCAGTTGCCGGGGATGGAAGGAAAACTTAATTTAGATGAAGTATCTAAAGAAGTATTTGGATTGCTGGGATATAAGGATGGTTCTAGATTCCTTATACCTAGTGAGGCTGATCCGCAGATAGAAGAACTACAACAGCAGATTGAGCAGATGGGTATGATGTTAGAGACTGATCAGGTCAAGATGCAGGGCCGTATGGCTATAGAACAAATGAAGGCTGAGGCCCAGTTAAGAGCCGCTCAATTGAAAGCCCAGACAGACCTCCAGAAAGAGGTGATGTCTAGTAAGGGAGAAGTAGGGAAACTGGGTATAAAACAATCTGAGGCTTACGTAAAACAACAGGACGCTGATACCAGACGTGCTGAACTTATGCTACAGAGAGATGCTTTGCTTAATCAAATAGTTGATGGGGAGATACAACGAAGGATGTCAGAAGACAAAGATAATGTTAGTAAGACGGGAACAATGGCAAGAGATAAGTACAATAAAGTTCCCTATGAAATAGGATGAGTAAATTCACAAACCCGGCTGATCTTAGGGTCGATGACTTAGTTACTAGGACTAAAATTGGGAGAACTACCCAAGAGTTTATAAGAACTCCAACTGGAAAAGCGATTGTTGATAGGGCAATACTGGATTACCGAAAGGGAATATCAGACCTACAAAAAATGGTTTCTCAGGAGTACAGCGGTTCTTCATCAGAGGAACTTAATCAATACCGTAAAATATCTTCAACCCTCGCTACCCCACTTAAGTTGTTGCAATGGTTGGATGCGATTATTGCAGACGGGGAGAATGCGGATAAGTTGGCTAGGTACAAAGATGCGGAATAATTAGGAGAATAAGATGGTTGACGCTACCCAATCGGATGCGGAAGAAGTTATAGAGGAAACTCTAGAAAATATTGAAGACGTAAAACAAGATCAAGAAGAAAAAGAGGAATCTATTAAAAGTCCTCGTGATACGGCTATGGATAAGATCGTCGAGGACAGGGAATTAGAAGTTTTCTCTGAAATTGTAGAACAGCACGAAGACCTTGATACATCAACCGAAGAGAGGGATGAGGAAGAAATACAACAAGAAGACCCGACTTCACCTGTTTGGTTAAAAGATGGTCAATGGTTTACTACTGTAAAGGTCAACGGAACAGAAACTAATGTTCCCTTTGAGGGGCTTAAGGTATCTCATCAAAAAGATGCCGCCTCTCAGCAAAGATTTGAGGAAGCCGCAGTTAAAGAGAAGTGGCTTAATCAAAAGGAATCTCAGTTACGTTCATACGTACAGAGACTTCAAACACAACAGGCAACTCCACCCCAAACGCAGGACGATGCGCCTAAAACAGATACTAACTTTACTGAAGTTGCAAAAGAGTATCACCAAGCGTTATATGAAGATGATGCGGATAAAGCCGCAGAATTGTTACAAACTTTGACATCGGGGCGCTCACAAGGGGCCACCCCAAATGTAGAGGAAGCAGTTAATAAAGCCTTACAAGAGGCTTTTTCTCGCCAACAGATGGAACAGGCTAGAGCGCAACAGAGGGATTATCAAAAATCAGTTAAAGATGCAGTTGGTTGGTTTGAAACTGAATATCCTGAAATTGCGGGAAATGCCGAACTAAGGGCCATAGCAGATAACAGAACGGTTACTATCATGAAGGAAAAACCTTCACTAGCACCGGGATATGTTATTCAGGCCGCCGCTGAATACGCGAGAGAATGGGCGAATCTCAATTTATCTAATGGTAAGTCTAATGAACGAGCCGCTAGAAAAAAGAGAATCGTTTCTGAACCAAAACCTGCCCGAAAAAGCGCCAAGATCGGAGAGGACGATGAAGTGGAGAAAACTCCAAGTCAAGTCATTGAAGAGATGAGAGCGGAAAGAGGGCAATCATTATAACTATTTAGGAGGTAGACATGGCAGGACAAGTATGGTCTGTCAACACTTCCGGTGGTTATATGTATGCGCTTAATCTCAGCAGAGAGTTGAGAATGGCGGTTCAGCCCGTTGTCAAATTTAGACAATTTTGTGACATCAAAGATGCCGCACATCAGGGTTTACACCGTGGCGATACATTCCATTGGAACGTGTTTAGTGACGTTGCCACTCAGGGTACTACCCTGACGGAAACGAGCACTATACCTGAAACATCGTTTACGATTTCTCAGGGAACGATGACTATTACGGAAGCTGGTAACTCAGTGCCTTGGACAGGCAAGTTGGACGATCTGAGTGAACAGCCAATTCGTGAAATCATCAGGAAGGTGTTGAAGAATGATGCTAAGAAAGCATTTGACACACTCGCCGCCGCTCAGTTTAACGCCGCCAAACTACGTGTAGTACCTACTGCTGGTACTAGCACAACGGCGCTTACGTTAACCACGAACGGCACAGCTACTTTGACCAATAATGTTGCATTGGGAAAAGAGCATGTCAAGTTAGTTGTTGACACCATGAAAGAACGTAACATTCCCGCTTATACTGGTGATGATTATTACTGTCTTGCATGGCCTTCAACTTATCGTACCCTCAAGAATGATCTGGAATCTATCCATCAGTATGTGGATCAGGGTTTCCAAATGATTATGAACGGGGAAATCGGTAGGTACGAAGGTGTTCGTTTCGTAGAGCAAACGCACATTGCGAAAGGTACTGGCATGGGTACGGCTGGAGTTGCTTGGACTAATGGTCTAAGTGATTGGGCTATATTCTTTGGCGAGGACACCGTAGCAGAGGCTATTGCTGTTCCAGAGGAAATGCGTGGCAAGATTCCGGGCGACTTTGGTCGTGATCGGGGTATTGCTTGGTATTACCTTGGTGGCTTTGGCATTACACACACACAAGCGGCTCAGTCACGTATCGTGATCTGGGACAGTGCGGCTTAAGGAGAAATATTATGAGTTATAGTAATCCAACCCCTTATTGCTTCACTTTTAACCATGATTTCGGCGCGGCAACTGAGGCCTTAATTTTCCGTGGCCCTTCAGGAATGCAGGGAACAGTACAGGAAGTTGAGGTTCAAGCCTATGAGACCTTTAATGCTGTTACTACTGAAGGTGCAGTTAATATAGGTTCTTCAGCCGCAGGTGCGGAGTATGTAGCAATGGGTCTAGGCACTCTTGCTGATGGTGATGAACAGAGAATGACGGATACAGCGGCTGATTTAGTTTTAGCGGCTCTTCCGGCTGATACTGACATTCATTTGACGCTCAAAGCCCCAACTGGTGGTACACCCGCTGGTAAGGCATATGTGCAAATAATGATCTACTGGTACTAGGAGGAAATATGGCTAGTAATAAACATTCAGCAGACGGAAAAGTCCCTGAAAATGGTCTTTCTAGTTTGGACAAGGTGTCGGACACTCCCAAGGAATTGGGAATGGACAGCCATGGCCCGAATCAGATGCCAGATGGGATAAAGAAGAAGAAGGTTTCAACACCTTCTTTAGGTTCTTTTACCTTTCGTTAATACAGGATTGGGGGGCGAAAGCCCCCCTTCTTTCGGAGAGAATGATGGCTAAGAAAAAACAAGGATACAATGCTAGGAAAGATGAGCAACTAGGTATGACCAGAGGTAAACAATCTGGAAAGAAAATGTCTGCTAGTGGGCGTCGTAGTGTTGCTAAGGCTACTCGTAAAGGCGGTGGCTATGGACTAAAGCCTAAAAAGAAAATGAGGGCAAAGAAATGATGGACATGCTAGTAGTGGGTGGTAAATTTCAAAGGGAGACTTTTGATAAGAAGTCAAAGCCTTCTAATGATCCAAGACAAAGTGGTTATACTCTGGTAGATAAAAAAGATACCTACATGAATGAGAATAACCAGAAACAAAATAACGCCAATGTTGGCAACAGACCAGAATGGGTTGGGTGGTCTTTAGAATAAGGAGTTATATTTGTGGCTATTGATTGGTCGAAGCCCTATGGAGAAGTTCAGGGGATTCATAAGGCTAAGTATGAACAAGATAATAGGCAGTACAATCTTCATGGCGAAGAGATATTTGGAATTAGAAATAAAGAATGGGCTAAACAACAAAAAGGATTAGGTGGTAGGAATCTTTTAATATGGGAAGCTAAGAATCTAGGTGATATCGTACTAGACCCACATGAGAAGATAGACTCTATAAGGAAGAAGGTGATGGCTAGGCTTCCTGAATGAAGATAACAAAAGTTCCTTTTAAAGAAGTTGAAGATTTTGTCTCAGAAGATTTTGGTGGAATAAGGAGTAGAAAAACTGTATGTATCGTGAGGTATGGAGCCTTTGGAGATATAGTACAGGCATCCTCTTTGTTCCCTAGGTTTAAAGAACAGGGTTATGAAGTATGCGTTAATGTAACTGAGATAGGGGCGGATATGCTTAAGCATAATCCAGATGTTGATCAGTTAATAGTGCAAAAAGATAACCAGATAAATAACTTTAAACTTAAAGATTATTGGGAGAAAATGTCAGAATGTTTTGATAGGTTTGTACAATTGTCTGAATCAGTTGAGGGACGCCTTCTATTAAACCCGTCAAGAGATGTTGAAGTAGATGGGGAAAAAGTTAGAGTCGAAGCTAGTGAAGGATATAACTTATCAAAAGAAGAAGTACATGAGTTATGTGATAAGAATTATCTTGAGGAAACTCACAGGATTGCAGATATAGAGTTTAAACACAGTCCTGTTTTTTATCCATCACCTCTAGATAAAAGTTGGGCCAAGAAACAGAGAAAGAAAATAAAGACAAGGCATCTTGTTTTGTGGTCTTTGTCTGGTTCTTCCGTCCATAAGGTGTATCCATGGACAGACAATGTAATTGCCGCTCTTTTGTTAAGGAGAAAAGACGTTTCTATAATCACGGTTGGAGATCATCTTTGCCAATTATTGGAAGTTGGTTGGGAAAAAGAAAAACGTGTAATTCTTAAGTCTGGAAAAATACCTATAGGAAAAACTCTCTCGCTATTACCACATTGTGATGTTGTGGTAGGGCCAGAGACAGGCGTCTTAAATGCGGCGAGTATGTTACCGAACCATAAATGTGTTTTCCTATCCCACTCGTCTAATGAGAATTTAACAAAACACTGGATAAATACTACTGCTTTTGAGCCGGAAGATTGTCCTTGCTTTCCCTGTCATAAACTGCATTTTGGATTCTCTACTTGTAACAGAGATGAAGAGAGCGGTGGTGCATTGTGCGCCGCTAATATTAAACCTGACAGAGTAGTAGACGATATAATGAGAAATCTAAAATGAGCACCTATATAGAATTATGTCAAGACATGGCGAGGGACGTAGGCATACCCGGAACAGGGCCGTCTACTGTTACGCCAACTCCTGAAGAGGAAAAGGATATTGTCAGATATATAAAGGATGCTGACCTAGATATACAACGCATGTGGTTTAACTGGGATTTTTTGTGGTCAGAGGCAACACTTACTCCAGTTGCGGGAGTTTCTACGCTAACGTCTCCAACTGATCTTGCTCAATGGAATACAGATTCTGTTGTTTATAATCCTACTGCTGAAGGTTGGCAACCATTGGCATTTGTGCCATGGCTACAATACAGGGAAGATTATAAATACGGCACTGTTGCTACTGGAACACCAGAATTTTTTAGTGTAAAGCCAGATAATGTAATGGATATTTATCCAACTCCTGATTCTACGACTGCTCTTACCTCAGAGTATTGGGCAACACCAACTGAATTATCAGCCGCCGCTGATGTATCTGTAATCCCAGTAAGATTTCACAGGATAATAATTGCTAGAGCTAAGATTTATTACGCAGAGCAGAATGATGCCTCAGAAGTTTTATCTGGCTCTATTGCGGAGTTTACTGATCTTCTATTAAAACTGGAATCTGACCAACTTCCGGGCCAAAGGAATAGAAGGTTTTCATTGGTTCAGGATTTAGCTAATTATACGGTGGTTCCTGAATGACTTTAGCGAGACAACTAGCAAAGACTTCTGTAGCTTCCCAGTATTTTCCATTTTCTGGTGGATTAAATATTATTACTCCGGCTCTCTCTTTAGAGCCGGGAGAATGTATTGCCGCTGATAACTTTGAAGTTGATATTCGTGGGCGCTATAGAAGGTTCGATGGATATGAGAGGGATGATGGTACTGGATTACCTTCTGCAATAGTTTATTACAGAATACCATATACCCTTGGTAGCGCAAAAGATTCTGTTTTTGATAGTGCATACGGTATAGCATTTGATCTTCAGATACCTCGCGTTGGTAGTACGGTAAAAGGAGAAACTAGCGGGGCTATAGGTCAGGTTCTAGTTGTAACTGTGGAACAGATAGTTACAGCGGCGGGAGCATTTATAGATAACGATGCTGAAGGATACATTTACTTTACTGTTACAAGCGGAACGCTTGAGGACGGAGAGACTATATTTTTTCTAAATACAGATAGCGCATTTGGCGCTTCATTCAATGTGGAGTTTGGCTAATGGGAACACCAACAGCTTTAAGAAAAGAAAGATCAGTTTTAACTGGTACTAGTTTTGCAAATAATACTACTGGTGCTATTACAGCCCAGATGGTTAGGCAGTTCGTGGAATCTGGTATGGGTGGATATGGAACTATAAAATCACCAGCGGGAACACCAGCAAGTCAGGCGGTAGCATCAACAGCAACAGCAACTATAGATTGGAATGCTGATTCAGTTGGGGCTAATGGGCCTGATGATACAGGAAGCGTAACGTCTACAACCGTAGGAACAGATGCAGATTTTGCTAATGATAGGATCAGGATATATGACAAAGGATTCTTCATGGTTAATCTGGGCATTAGTTTCGCACAGACTGGAACAGATACAGTAATATGGACGTTCAGAATTGCAACTCAGGCAGACGCAGGTTCTGTGGTATACCCCGGCTATGATTGCGCGGTTCAAAGAGTGGTGGCTACCTTAGAGAATATGGTGTCTGCTTCTGGAATAATTGATACTACAGGACATACCGACTATACAGATGTCCTTGCCCAAGTTAAGAACGGACATGCAAGTAACTCTGAGAATTTCCAAATGCATTATGGTCAGTTATCAGTCTTTAGGGTTGGATAATGGGGCTGTATGCAACGTGCCTTGCACATGGGCCTCCAGTTCTAAGGGATGCCACAGCCGATTCTACCCTAGTTACTGAACTGCAAGAACGTATTGAGGAAAAGAGGGAAACTATAACTGTAGTTCCCGGCGAGGGTAATGTTCTTGGTGTATGGGGATACTTAGGTAATCTCTATGCTTTCAGGAATAAAACAGGTAATGTTACGGCGGGTATGTATAAGGCCACAACTGCTGGCTGGACAGAGATAGACCTTGGTACAGCCTTGAATTTTGATG